TACTTATCAGCAGTTTTAGGTTTCATATACTTCATAAAGTGTCTACCCTTTGGAAGTAAATCTATTAAGGCAAGATATGCTGCTTTAGGAGGTACCTCTTGCAAAAGTGGTTGAACAGTTGCAATAGTTTCCGTCCATTCATATTTCATAGATAGAAATCTAAACAGCATATAGTTGCTCCACGTTTTTTTATCAGATTCTTCTAACGTATCCCAATACTTTGGGTTTTGGTCATTGGTTACCGATTTTACATGGTCAAATAAGGTTTTACTAGCCATTATTCTCGTCAGCTTTGTTTTTATCCATTTGTAGTAATGCTTTCATTTGGTCAGGCATTAACTCCTCAACAGGTTCTCCACAATTTCCACAAAGAAATACTTCCATTGGTACTACTACATCTTGCGCTGTACCAGTAATCAACTTAGATATCTTTCTAAATTTTGAACCATCTACAAATGTATCATATCCACATTCCGCACATACGATTGGTTTAGATTTACCTAAATCAATTTTAGGTTGTTGTTGTGTTGTTTGTTCTGATGCTGTTTGTGGCTTTCCACCACCCATTCCGATTACTTTTGCCATCTTAAATTAAGTTTAATATTTCGATTAATGTTGCTGCCATTGGAATTTCCTTATCAATAGAATGGAAATGTCTTGTCTGTCCTTCCGATAATGCTATGATAACATTTGCTGTATTAGATGGAGCGTATTCATCTACCTTATCATATAGAAGTGTAAACAATTCGGTAAAATCAGTTACTCTACTATCAATAATAGTTTGTCTCATAGTCATATATTTGTTTCTCTTATCATCTTTTGATTTAAGAATATCCAAAACTTTCATTTTGTAATCATTCTCCAATAGATTCTGAGTATCCACTTGTAATTTACCTTTGTTTGAGTTCAATTGACAGGTATTGATAATCTTACGAATATCAGGGTAACCCGCATCAATAATTGGAACTAAATCCTTTGGTTCAAATGTTACACCTTCTGCTCCCAAAATCTTTGAGATTTGAACTGCAACATCTTTTTTAGTTGGAGGTACAATTTGGAAAGATTGGCAACGAGATTGAATTGGTTCAATTACCTTCTCAACATAGTTACAAGTCAAAATGAATCTACAATGTTGTGAGAACGTTTCCATTAAGTTACGAAGAATTGCTTGTGCGTTTGGAGACATGTAATCAAACTCATCTAAGATAATAATCTTCCACTTTTTGAATCCCATTGAGGATGCGAAGTTCTTTACCTTATTACGGACTGTATCCACATTATTCTCATCCGATGCGTTGATTACCATATAATCACAATCAACCGATTTTACGATTAGTTTAGCCAATGTAGTTTTACCAGTACCGGCTCTACCATAAAGGAGTAGGTGTGGTACATCACCACTTTCTAAGTAACCTTCTACCTTTGATTTAAGATGTTCGTTACCTACATAATCTTCCAAGCGGACAGGACGGTAGGATTCCACCCATAAACTATTATCTACTTTTTCTTCTACGTTTTGTTCGAAAAATGCCATTTATTATTTTTATTTTTATTTATTATCTACCTACTTCAGATAAACGTTGTTCTTTAAAATCTTCCCACTTTGTACCAATGCCATCTATGTAAAAAAGGTTTTCTGGCTTCAACCTACCCTCATCATGTAATTTAGAGTATCGTTTGATTGCTTGCTTCTTCCACCATTTGTTGATGTAATCAGTACCATCAGAAAACTTCTTTTTCATTACCAATTCAGATTCTTCAATTTCTGAACGTAGGAACTCCGGTCCGTTTTCATACATCATAGCAAGATATACACCTCTTTTGAATCCATGATGATATTCGGATGCCTTAATACCACACTCTTTGAAAATCTGAGTTAGAATCTTTTGCTTGATACCACTTACAGGTCCACTAGCCCCTTCACCAGTACCCATACTCTTACCATTACGAATTCTTTCGTTTGTAATAGCAGTTGCGTACCAATCAGCACGATTCTCTTTTATCCATTGGTGCCATGGGTCATAAAACTCATCATCAGGTTTTAAAGAAATCTTCCCAGCGGATTCCCCCAACGTTTTGAAGTGAGGGATTCCGTTATACTGAGAATGAATTCCATAAAGGGAAGTTGTACCTACTGCAATCAATGTTTGTCCATACTTTCTTTTCCAAAATTCCCTAACTTCGGGAACAGTGGTCATCATTGCGGTAAGTTTACCACCTAAAAAGTTGTAACCTAAAGGTTGGGTACAAACAATAGTGGAAGCGATTGTTGTGTAGTTCAACTTTCCCTTTGAGAATTTATCTTCTTTAGTCCATCCGATGTAATTATCTCTAACACCCATTGAAGTAACATCTGAGGCTAGGGATACTAAACCTAATAGTTTGCCACTCGTTCTATCTTTAATAAAGATTTTTACATTACGACCAGGGTTAGCTGTCCAACTCATTGTGTGAATCATCCTACGAAGATGTGTCCATTTTGTAGATGCCAATGCATCATCTTCTACAATCTCAACATAAGGGTCTAACTCTTCTATCTCTTTGATAGTTTGTTCCTTATTGTTGATATCAGTTGGTGCCCATTGAAAATCGTAAAGAGTAGCAATTTGGGATTTATCTCTAATAATAGATTCCTCCTGCAACTCCACCCACTTTTTGTATAGGGTTTGCTCTTCTACACTCATTGTCATAAGGTAGTTCATATTTTCGATGAGTTTTCGTTTCTCATCTTCAAATATAAATTGTGGTTTTGCTGGTTCGGTATCCCAAAAGCTCATATGTTTCTTCTTTTTAAGTGTTATTACTATTTTATCTCAACTAAAAAATATCGAGATACATAATCTCCTTCAGTAAATGCTACTTTAGCCAAACCTTGCGAAGAGATTTCTAATGATGATGTAGATGAACCTTTGTTAGCCATTAAGATAGCTTTCAAATACTTAGCTGAGAATGCAATTGGTGAAACATCACCCTCTACTTTAGCATCAACAGTAATAGAGATTCGGTTTGAGTTGATTGAAGAGTACCCTAAGATAATCTCAGATACACCATCTTTTGAAGTGAATGTGAATGTATCAGCATCTGCTAATGCTCCCTTAGATTTGATGAATTTGTTTACAAACTCATTATCCAATGTGATTTCAACATTGAAAGGAGGAAGTGCCTTTAAATCAGGTACCGCTGGGATAACTGAAGGTGCTGCTAACATATACTGCATCTTAGTTCCCTTATCTGAGAACTTCAATGCTCCAGTTACTTCTTCAACTGAGATGTTGTTATCTAATACACTTAACAACCCTTTCAACTGAGATGTAGTGTAGATTCCGAATTCACCATTTGGGAATTCTGATTCAGTTACTGTAACATCACCCAAAAGAGTTTTGTCATCTGAAATCATACGAACCGATAGGTTTGTATCATCAGATTTAATCATNACCGATTCTACCTCTCCACCGAGATTGTAACGGTTAATAAAACCATCGAATTTTACTTTTTCCATAATTAAGATTTAATATTTATTTTTATTGTTTTACAAATATACGAATTTTATTTGGATTTACCAAATTAAAAGCTAAAAAACTTTTCAGCTGTTTTTGTTGAGGATAATACTGCTCCCCAATTTAATGCTCCATAGAAATCTTCCAATTTCTTTAAGAGTTCTCTTTCAAAAATTTTATCATAGTTAATGTACGTTGTTACCAAATCCATTATCTCCTTTGGGTCATTATAACCATTTAATGCTACTGCATCCAATCCATATGGATTTTGTTTTAGATATACCCACTTAATTTTATCACCATCTTTCAAAGGTTCATATTGGTTATCCAACCCATAATGTTTTAACAACTGATTATAAGCGATTGATGCTTTAACGTGCGCTGGGCAACCTGATGGAAATTGAAACATTGCTGTTTGCTCTTTCTTTTTAGGCATGTACTTTGATAAGTTTTTTACAGCCCCAGCTTTAGCAATCTTAACAACATCCATATTTACCAAATCGTTTTTGAAGTTGTAAATCTTATCGGTAAGTTGTTCTTCAGTATCACCTCTTAGAATTTCAATAAGTACCTCACTCATAAACTCTCTAAATGCTGCTGGATATGATGAACGAACAACATCTAACCCCTTTACATCCAATTTATCAACAGCTACACCATTATCGGATATAATCCATTGTGCATATCTCTTCTTAGCAATCCAAATACCAGCTTTGGATACGAATTCTTTTTTAATTTCAAATCTATGTTTATCGATATTGAATACTTTCTTACCTAAGATATCATAAAAGTTATTTAGGTAATCTTGTACTTCACCAGCGATATCATTCACATAACCAGCTATCGTTTCTTGGTCATTATCCTTCCAATTTGGAATTCTTTTATCTAACAAAGGTGCTGCTGAAAAGAATACAGAATCCGTATCAATATAGATATTAGAATCTAAATCAGGTGTTCCCAACTCTTTGTTGTATTTGATGTTAGTCATATCCGCAGTTGATTTAATCACAGTTTGACCGGTGGTTGTTACTGCAGTAGCGTTATCCACATCATAGAATCGGAATGCAGGTAATCCCAATACTCCATATAATGAGTTTAGAAGAATCTTTTGTACTAACTGACGTTTCTTATAGAATGCGTACTTTTCCTTATCACCTTCCTCACCATATTTCTTCTCCAACTTTCTAAACTCTACCCTTTGTGAGAACCATAAGTCCAAAATATCAGGAATACAACCTGGCGTGTCGGTTCTATACATTACACCATTAGATGCGATTGAATATTTACTTTTTTCAAATAACTTTTCTAAGTTATCTCTCGTTATCCAATTATCACCTATCTGATATTCATCAACTTCACCTTTTATATACTTTTGAGCATCCCAATCTTTAATCTTACCAACTTTTGTTTCTGGTGAAATATTGATACTCATAATAATTGATGGATATAGTGATGTTAAATCTAAATCATAAATCCACTCATACTTTCCAACAATAGGTGCTTTTACATATGCCCCAATGAACTTCTCTTCGTTATTATCTTTCATTGCCTGCATTCTCTCACGTCTATCAGCAGTTTGTTTGGTGCCACAATGTTCTTACGTTTAAGGTAAGTTAACAATGCTCCTTCCAAATACTTAGATGAATATACGAAA